CGCGTGAATTACCCACGTGCTATGGCGCAGAAGGGACCCGTAAGCCTCAGCGTGCCGTTGCAAGGGCCTTCTCCAGGCTGCTGCGTAAGTAGACCCCAAAGCGACGTTGAACGACCTTCTGGCCGATCTCAGCCATGGGAAAGCGAGCCTGATAACGCGCGCGCTGGTCGGTAGCGATGAAGTAGGGGAACAGCTGCTCACGGCTGCGGCGGTAGATGCCAGGGGGGCGGTCGCCACCACGTGGCGTTCCGACAAAGAAGCCACCGCGTGCCTTGCCGCTTAGCCCCTTCTGGATGCGCTTGATGGTGGCGAGGCTGACACCACCCGAGGCGTCACGCTTGACCAGCGATGTGGGCTGCAGCTGCGCACCTGCGGGGATGGTGCGCGTGCCCACGATGCTGCCAAGGAACTTGCGCTCAAAGCCCTTCTGTGGGCGTGTACCACCAGCGATGCCGAAGCGCAGGTAGCGGGCACGGTCGCGGCCCTGTTGGTCGTTGGCGTAGACGGTGGCCTCGAGGGTGCGCTTGGTGCTCTTGCCTGCGAGGAAGGCGGTCTGCGTAAAACGGTTGGGCCGATCGAAGTATTGGCGTGTTGCACCGTTAAGCGCAGCACGGGTGTCAAAGGCGGTGCTGTTGAGCGCCTGGCTAATGGCGAACGGCAGCTGCTTGGTCATGGCATCCGTCCAGCGGATGGCCTTGGGCAGCTCGGACTTGATGTCGAGGGTGAGAGTGGCCATGCGCCAAGGGTAAGGCGCGAGCCGGTGGTGGTCGATCGAAAAGGCAGTAGATCTCCTGTCAACCTTCCAACCACGCCAACGTTGCCCCTATAGCTCCTTTTTCCCTGCACCCTCTCCCTATTCTATAGAATACTACTAAGGTTAGAAGGTTAGAGAGGATAGGAGACCCCTTGAAGTAACAGGGATTTTTGCCTTCCAACCTCATCCGGGAGGTTGGACAAACACCCATTTATTCCGACCTTCCAACCATGCGCGCTTCTTTTCGTATCCCAGGTCTCTCATGATGGACGCAACCTGCATCTGGTCCGCGCGGCCTTGGCGCTCGACCGGCTTGCTGATCGCTTCGGTCAGCAGCAGCTCGCTGGTGATGGGTCGGCCGGCATTGCGCGGGGCGCCGAGCCACTCCTGGATGGCCGCCTTCCACGGGCTGTCCACCAGGTAGGACTGGTTCTCCTGATCCACCTGCTGGGAGTGCTGTGCGCCGAGGTGGTTGGGCTCGCCGGCCTTGTAGGCGGCAACAGCTGCGGACCAGATGGCATCGCGCTCCAGCAGCAGGCCATCGACAGGGATGTGCGGCGCGGTGGTCACGGGGATGACCCAGAAGCGGCGGTTGCCGGTGTCGTCGACCAGAAAGCCGGTGTCCCGGTTGGTGCTGCCGACGATGATGGATCGCCGCGGGAACGACTCGGTGGTGCGCTGGTAGGGCGCGCGGAACATGTCGGTCTGCTGCGTGAGGAACGCCTTCACCTGACCGGCGTGCTTGCGGCCGGTGATGTGGTCGAGCTCGGCCCACTCCATCAGCCAGGAGCGGTGCAGCACCATCAGGTCATCCTTCGAGCCGATGTCGCGCAGGGCATCGGAAAACCAGAGGCCGCCGAGGTTGCGCCAGAAGGTGGACTTGCCGCAGCCCTGCGGTCCCATCAGGACGCAGGCGGAGTCGTGCTTGCAGCCGGGCTCGAAGATGCGACGGACGGCAGCGATCAGGGTGGCCTTGAGCATCGCGTCGTAGAGGCTGCCGGGCTGATCGCCGGGCCGCAGGTATGCGGTGGCGAGGTGGTCGATCGGCACGGGTGGCACGTTGTCTGCGACGTGCTCTAGGTATTCGCGCACGGGGTCGTAGGGGTTCTCGACGGCGACGACGTGCACAGCGTCGGCGGCGAGCTCCTTGGTGACCTTGACGCCATCCTGAGCGAGCTTCAGGTAGAAGTGCTCGATGTGCTCGATCGGCTTCTGGTCAAGCTCAATGGCCTGGGTGAAGGTGTTCCAGCGCAGGCGGTCGGCCATCTGCTGGCGCAGCAGTTGGAGCAGCTCGTTGGACTCGAGCTTGAGGAGCTTTCCCTGCGACGGGGTGACGGTGGGATCCGCCTGCGCGGCCTGGCGCTTGGGCGGGGCTGGGGTAGGCCGTGACGCCTTCTGATGGCCGGCGAGGTGGGCCAGGGTGCCGAGGGTGACGCCGTGGCCGTTGAAGGTGGCCCACTTGGCTTCGCAGGCACCGGGCTCGAACTTGCCGGAGATGGCTGACCATTCGATCCAGTCGGCCAGCAGGCTGTCATGCCCGACGCTGTGGAGTGCCATGCCGACCTGAACCCAGCGGTCGTAGTCGTCGGCCTCGGCGGATGGGATGGATGCGAGGTAATCCCGTGCGCGGCTGGCGTCGGTATCTGGGAGGCGCAGCAGGGGTGCGGGCTCAGGCTGCTGGCGCTGCATCTGCTGAAGCAGCAGCGATGGCGCCTCGGCTAGTGGGAGGCTGCCGGGGCCGCGGCCTTTGAGCCAGCGGTAGGCGCCTGTGATGGGGTGCGCGCCTGCGACGACGGACTGGCAGCCAGCCCAGCGGAGTTCGAGCTGCTCGCCCTTGATGGAGGATCGCAGCTTGGTGGTCTTGATGGTGGTCCAGAAGGGTTCGGGCACCTGGTAGATGATCTGGAGGCGCCCGTCACGGCCGGAGGTGACGGCCCAGGACTTGGGGAGGTCGCGCAGTGGTGCGCCGAGCTGTTCGAGCACCTCGGAAGCTCCGAGGCCGTCGTGATCGACGAACAGGAGGCCACCGGACTGCGGGCCGGCGATGACACCGATCGCGACAGCGCGGCCGACCTGGATCTCAGCTGTGAGATCGGCGCGGCTGATGGGGTGCTTCTGCCATTCGGGTTGGTAGGGGCGCTTGTCGTGACCGACGGCGACGAGAGCCCAGGAGTCAGGGAGTGCAGCGAGCTGATCGAGGAGAGTCATTCATGTGGCTCATGCGCTGCAGATGTTGGGCGAAGGTTAGCGAGGTTGGCAGGTGGCTGTGACGATTTGCAGAGCGTCACCCACTGATCGGGCCACGCCAGCGATGCCACCGGCGAGGTGGACGGCATCGCGCCAGCTGCGCTGCTGCGGCGTGAGGCGGCCCGTGGGGGTCTTGATCTCGATGGAGGTGAACACGGCCAGGGTGGTGCCCACCATGTCGGGGGTGACCACGATGGTGCGCCAGCCGATCAGATCAGCGGAACCGCGGGCCAGGCCGAAGGTGACCAGCCGGCCGGTGCGGGGGTCGGGCAAGGCGCCGCACTGGTTGCGGAACAGTCTGGTCTGCGGATCGGTGCCGAGCGCGAGCCTGATGCGCTGCTGCAGGTCGGTTTCGGCGTTGGCCACGATCATGCGCGCTGCTGCCGCGCAAAGTAGACGTGCTTGGCCCATGCGACTGGGTTGCGCATCCCGCGGGCTTGGCCAAGGTGGATCAGCTGTTGAAGGGTGCGCGCCTGGCCCTGATCACGGCGCCTGGCACGGGCCACTGCCTCGCGCGCCAGCTCCTGCAGCTCGCCGTCGGTCTGCCTGATCTCTCGAGCTGGTGCTGCGCACTCGGCACCACAGCACGGGCAGACAGGCGCGGGCTTGAACGCAGCGAAGCAGCTCTCGCAGGTGCGCACTGCTGGAGCCGGCGGGCCGCCCTTGCCGGTGCGTCGCCGGGCATCATCCAGCGTCCATGTCCGTACATCGTCCGGGAAGCCATGGCGGTGGACGTTGCCGACGTGATCCAAGATCAGCGCGTGATCCTTGCCTGGTGCGGGGCGCAGCACGCGGCCGACCTGCTGCAGGTAGAGCCCTTCGGATTGCGTGGGTCGCAGCAGGATGGCGCAGCCGACCGATGGCACGTCGGTGCCTTCGCTGATCACGTCCACCGAGACGAGAACCTGTAATGCGCCAGTTGCGAGATTGTTGATCGCAAGTTCACGATCCTGAACGGAAGTAGTACCAAGTACGGTCTGCGACGTGATGCCGCTGGCGCGGAATTGTGCGGCGACGTGCTCAGCGTGAGCGGTGGTGCAGCAGAAGGCGATCGCGCCGCAGCCGCGGCCAAGGCGTTGATAATGCTCAATCGAGTCGCCGGTGATGGATTGCTTGTCCAGCTCGGCTGCGGCTTGCTCTGGTGCGTAATCGCCTGATCGGACTCGCAGATTCGCCTCTTGGAATCTAATTTGAGGCGCATAAATTCGCGCGCCTGTAAGGAAGCCTTGTGCAGTCAGATCTTGCATCGAGGGACCGAGCACAAGGCGATCGAACATTGCACCAAGGCCGCAGCCGTCACGGCGCACCGGGGTGGCGGTGACGCCAAGGCGAATTGCATGGGGCCAGTGGTCGAGGATCTGCGACCACGTGCCGGCGACGGCGTGGTGCGCTTCGTCAACAATGACGAGATCGGGCTGCCAGGTCTGCAGCTTGAGGCGGCGGGCGAGTGTCTGCACCGACGCGACTTGCACCGGGTGATCCGACGGCTCGAAGCCGGCGGCGATGACGCCATGGTCGACGCCGGCCCAGGTGAGCTTCGCGCTCGCTTGGCGAATTAGCTCACGCCGGTGGACGAGGATCAGCACGCGACGACCACGCTCGACGGCGCCAGCAGTGATGGCGGCGAACACGATGGTCTTGCCACCGCCAGTGGGCAGCACCAGCAACGGCGCGCGTGCGCCTGAGCGGTAAGCCGTGCGCAGATCGTGTATTGCGCGGGATTGATAGTCGCGAAGCGTGAGACTCATGGGACTTGACCTGAGCTGCCGGGAAGCAATACCAAGGTGAGCGGCCCGATGATAGCCGGCAGGGCAGGAAATACTTAGAACTACTGGGGGAAGGGATGAGAAGCCGGGAAATCGTGGTAAGTTCTGGGAGCATTCAATGCGGCCTGCCTATGGAGATCGCCGACTACCACCGCCACAGCGCGGTATCAAAGAGCCACCTCGACCAGGTGGCACGCAGCCCGTTGCATTACTGGGCGGCGTACCTGGACCCCAACCGCCAGCCACGCGAGGCAACGCCTGTGATGGTGATCGGCTCAGCCGTGCACACCCACGTGCTCGAGCTCGACACCTGGGACCAGCGCTATGTCACCTGCCCTGAAGGCATCGACCGGCGCACCAAGCAAGGGAAAGCCGAATGGGAGGCGTTCTCTGTGGCCAGCAGCAACCGCACAGTGCTGAGCAAGGCCGACGCCGATCTGGTGATGCGGATGGGTCAGGCGATCTATGCGCACCCTGCTGCGGCGTTCCTGTTGCAGCGTCCCGGCCTGGCCGAGCAGACCTACCTGTGGACGGATGAGGCCACTGGTCTCGAGTGCAAGTGCCGGCCGGATTGGATGACGCGCGACGGCCAGCTGATCGTGGACCTGAAGACCACCGAGGATGCGAGCCCGGTCGGGTTCCGCAAGTCGGTGGCCAACTTCCGCTATCACGTCCAGGCGGCCTGGTATCTCGACGGACTCGAACGCGCCACCGGCCGCCGGCCCGAGCAGTTCATCTTCATCTGCGTGGAGAAGAAACCACCGCACGCGGTGGCGGTCTATGCCGCGAGCGTGGAGATGGTGGCTACCGGCGCGATCACGGCCGAGGGTGATTTGGCCCGGCTGGCGCTGTGCCGCGAGTCGAACGAATGGCCGGGGTATTCGAACCAGATCGAGGTGCTCGACCTGCCGCCTTGGATGCGGCCGCGGCCGGATGGCTCGGTGCCGGCAGCGCCAGCCGAAATTGAGGCCTTCTGATGGATCAGATGGCCAACCTCATCGTGATCGCGATCACCACCTGGTGCGGCGCGATCTTCCTGCAGCACATCACCGACGCGTCGCTGCTCACGGCGGCCGCCGGTTCATTCTTCATCCTGATGGCTCTCAAGTCATGACCGAACAATCCACAGCACTCACTACCACGCAGGGCAGCGTGTTCTCGGGCATCCAGGCGTTCGAGGATGCGCAGCGCATCGCCAAGGCACTTGCCAGCTCGACGCTGATTCCACCGCAGTTCCAGGGGCAGCAAGGGTTCGCAAACTGCTTGGTGGCGCTGGAGATCTCGCACCGGATGCGGATGAGTCCGTTCCAGGTGATGCAGAACCTCCACATCATCCACGGCCGCCCCAGCTGGAGCAGCCAGTTCATCATCGGCTTGGTCAACGGCTGCGGCCGGTTCAGCCCGCTGCGCTACGAGATGTCCGGCACCGGCGACGGACTGGCCTGCTACTGCGTGGCCACCGAGCTGGCCACCGGCAACGATCTGAAAGGACCGACCGTGAGCATGGCGATGGCGAAGAAGGAAGGTTGGGCCACCAAGAGCGGCAGCAAGTGGCAGACGATGCCCGAGCTGATGATCCGTTACCGGGCCGCGGCCTTCTGGGGCCGGCTATACATCCCCGAGCTGCTGGTTGGCATCCAGACCGACGAGGAAGTGGTGGACGTGGAGCCGGTGACGGTGCGCGCTGCCGAGCCTCAGCAGCCGAAGGCGAGCCTGGAAACTCTGAACCAACAGATCGCCAACCCACCGCCGGTGGTGATCACACCTGTGGAGGAGCCTGCTGATGACGAGATCTTCTGAGTCTGGATACCTGACACCGCGCGAGCTGGCTGCGCGATGGCGGAACATCGTCTCGCTCAGCACGCTCGACAACTGGCGCAGCAGCCAGAACCGTGGCCCGCGGTTTGTGAAGATCGGCGGCCGAGTTCTCTACCCAGTGGTGGAGGTCGAAGCCTACGAACAGCGCAACCTGCGCGGCCTGCCTAACAACCCTTCGCAACCCAACCGATGACCTTCAAGCTGAACCTGTCGATCTTCAAGAGCACCAAGCCTGACAGCAAGGTGGACTTCACCGGAATGATGAACGTGAAGGTGGAGGAGCTGGACGCGTTCTGCGCGTTCGTGATGAGCCAGACGCCGGACCAGTACGGCTCAGTCCAGGTGCCGATCAGCGGCTGGAAGAAGACCAGCAGCAAGGGCCTGGCGTATGTGAGCGCCGTGGCGCAGCCGCCGCGCGACTGGGTGCCGCCTGTGAGCGCGCAGAGCGCCGCGCAGAGCCTGGCCCAGGCGGTGGATGGGGAAGTGCTGGATGTGGATCTGTTCTAGGAGTTCATCAGCTCGCATTCGAGGCGAGCGATCTCGTTGACGGCCTGCTGCAGCAGCTGCTGCTGGTAGCAGGCCTGCTTGAGGAGAGCAGCCGCCAGAACGCCCGCGTCCTTGCTTTCGACCAGGGCGCGGGCTTGTTTTTCGATGGTGAACTGCTGCTCGGTGGTGAGCTTCACCGCCATCCACTCGCCGAACCGCATGGTGCCATAATGGCGGGGTACCTTGGAATTATACCGATGGAGTGTCCGCGGTGCACCAGCGGCGAGATCAGGACGATCACCACCAACGGCAAGGAGGCCGGCAGGGTGACCCGTCAGCGGAGGTGCCTGAAGTGCCGGCACACGTGGTACACGGTCGAGCTGCCGGTGAGCGTGGCGGTGATCGGCTGGACACGCGGGACGGGGAAGTCCGTGCCGGTGCTGCGTGTGCCGGTGGACCTGGCGGTGGGCAAGGAGGCCGTGTGAAGAACTGTCACAGCGGGACGGCAGGTGCCCCGTGGGCGGTGCATACTTAGGGGACCGGAGGCGATCAGTCCTCCACTCGGCAGCCCAGAGGCTGCGCTGAACATGCAGGATCAGATCATTGCCCTGATCGCTCAGTTCAACGCTGAGGCTCATGACATCGCTCAGGAGCTGCGCGGCAGCCTGCCTCACAAGGATCCGGGCCGTTACTTGGAGCTGAGCCGTCGTCACGGCGAGCTGCTGCGCTGGATCGAGTCCTGCCGAGGGCATCTGGCCTGAGCCTCCGGGCTCCCACACCACTCCACCCATGCTCACCACCACCCTTCTGGTGATCTGGAAGCTGCTCCTGCCGCTGCTGGTTGTGGTCGCAGTGATCGACTGGCTCACCGCCTCTGACGATCGCCGTGTTCGCATCCTGCGCCGCACTGGTCTCAGTCAGCTGCAGATCGCCACCCGCCTCAACATCACCCGTTACCGAGTCCGCCGGGCGCTCGCATCATGATCAACCGCATCAACAACACCATCTGCTTTCTGATCGCCGCGGCCGTGTTCGCGATGATCGGCCTCGATGCCAGCAACCAGCCTGGCATGACCCACAGCGGCACGCAGCTGGAGGTGCGCAAGTGACCCGCCCACGCCGTTTCTACTTCCAGATCAAGTCCGCCAACATCATCGAGTGCATCACGGCTCACAGCTTCACCGAGGCCAAGCACAAGGCCGCAAGCGAATGGCTGCCGTGGTGGGACCAGATCGAATGGCTCAACCCTGAAACCGTCACCGACCCGTCCATTCATGCCTGAGATCACTGGAGCGATGCTGCCCTTCATCTGGGCAGAGGATCCATCACCAGCGAAGCTGGGCGATGGCATCAGCCGGCCGAAGCCCGGCAGCCGCACTCGCGAATACAAGCTGATCGTCTACCCGACCGGCGCCAGGCCGCTGACGTGGATCACACGCGCGGAGACCAAACGGCACGCGATTCGCTACGCGCAGAACCGCTGGCCGGGTGCTGACGTGGAGGCGCTTCCTGAATGACTGGCAGTACCGCCCTCTGGATCATCGCTGGCATCTTTTCGTGCCTGATTTTCACCTTCAACGAGCGCCATTGGATCAGAGGCATGGAACTTGTAGATGCAATGTTGCTGTTGATGTTTTACACTTTCTTTGTCATTATAGGCCCGCTAGGCTTGACTATGCTTTTGATCGCACAACTAATTGTTTTTCTTTCAAATCTATGACTGAACCTCTCTCCCCCGCCGCGCAGGCGGTGTTAGATGCCGCCGGCTCCGCATTTGACCAAGCCGGAACAACTCGCCAAGGCATTGCCGCCGCCCTGCTAGCTGCTGCTGTGTACTGCACACGCGAACGACGCATCTTGATGACCATCGCCGCCGAGCTGGAGGGTGCCGATGCCTGACGCCCTGCTAGCCCTCGCCCTGCTGCTCGCCCTCGGCGCAGCGGTTGAGCTGTGCATCAAGGCGGCCTTCGTGCGCCTGCTGCCGTTGCTGCTGAGGTTGGGACATGACTGACCCCATCCGCGCCAAGCTGGAAGCGCTGATCACCGACAGCGGCACCTACCGTCAAGGCCAGCAGGATGAACGCCAGCGCCTGCGCAGCTTGATTGATGTTCGCATCGACCAGTTGCGTGGTGTCGTCGGCATCCGCAACCGGGAGCAGATGTGCGCTGAGCTGCTCCAACTTCGCCAGTTGATTGACCCATGAACCACCGCATCAGGATCGACCAGCAGCGCGCCGACATGATGGAGGCGCTCTACCAACGCAGCGGCCGCACCTGCTGCACCTACACCGGGTTGTGGGAGGAGTTTGCGCTGGAGATGGCCGCCAACTTCCGCGACACCTACTACCCGGAACTGCTTGATCGGGTGTGCGCCGCGATGGATGCCACCGGCTCGGTGATGACGCAGAAGCAGGCGCAGCAGGCAATCGAGGTGTGCCGCCAGCAGCTGCTCGGGGAGCGTTGGCGGTGAACTACAAGGGAGTCTGCGCCGCACTGGTGGAGCGGCTGGCTGAGTTCGTGCCAGCCGATGACCCGATGCTGTTGGAGGCGAAGAAGATCGTCGCCCATCAGCCGCCGCAGTTTGAGAAAGGCGCGAAGAACAAGTCGGCAGTGTTGACACCTGAGATGGTGCGTGAGCTGCGCCGGCTCCGTCGTGAAGGCTGGAGCTACGGCCGGCTGGCGATCAGGTTCGGCATCAGCAGCCGTCACGCCTGCCGAATTGCAAGCAACAAAGCCTGGAGCTGGATGGATGACTGACCCGATCAACCCAGACCACTACAAACAGGGCAGCATCGAGTGCATTGAAGCAATCGAGGCTGCTCTGACGCCTGAGGAGTTCCGCGGCTACTGCAAAGGCAACGTGATCAAGTACACCTGGCGCGAGCGCCACAAAGGCGGCGGTGAGTCACTCGCCAAAGCGCTGTGGTATCTCCGCCGACTTCTCGCCAAACTGGAGCCATGTTCTACCTCGCAGGGCTGAATCTGATCGAGCGGCTGGCGCTGTGGATCCTGTGCCGCAGCCCGCGCACCAGCTTGGTAGTGGTGAAAGAGCACGCCTGGCCGTCGGTGTTTGTCGCCAGCGATCCGCGCGATCCGGTGGCGGCGCACGTCACCAACGGCGAGGTCGAGCCGCTTTCAATGCAGCTTGAGCGGTTGTACCACCAGCCCGCCTACGGGGAGGAGGAATGATCAGCCTGCACGCCGGCCGCCTGCTGCTGGTGTGCAGCCGCTCCAGCCGCACGTGGCACGCGCGTGTGGTGCTTGGGCCGAAGCCTGAATACCAGCTTGAGGCCGACACCAGTACCTCAAAGCTCTATGAGGCGCTGCAACGTGCGCAGGTGATCTACCAGGAGGCGGTGGCCAGCATCCGGCCAGCCGACAGCCAGCGCATGTGCTGGGACTGCATCCAATGGGATCCGCGGTGCAACTGCTGCGAGCTGGGCATCCCAGAGTGCCGGCGCAGCGGCGGCCGGTTCGCGCCACGATGCGAGATGTTCCAGCCATGCCGCGCGAATGGGTGACAGCCACGCGCGAGCCGTGGTGTGTGCTGATCCACCAGGCCGTAATGGCGATCGACCGGCACAACAGTCTGTTCTTTCAGACAGGCGACCGTTGGCATCTGCTGCAAGCTGAACGGCTGCGGCAGTATGTGATCGAGCTGAAGGACTGGATCAGCAGCCATGAGCGAGCCTGAAGTGATCAGCCGGCTCGATCGCGACGGCGGCTACATCGAGACGCTTGAGCCTGCTGGTGGCGGCGAGCTGTACTACAGGAGCTGCGCGAGCGGTTACTGCCGGTACAGCTCGGACCTGTGGCAGGCGGAGTTATACCTGACCCACCTACTAGCGCGATGACCCTCTCTGAAGCGTTCTACCTGATCGGGATGTACTGGCTGATCTGCGGCTTGGTGCTCTGCATCTGCAAGCGGATCCTGCCGTGAAAAGGGTGGCCGGTGATGGTGGCTCGCGCGCCTAACCCACCTCACCGCTGCCGGCCTGCAACGGACGCCCAATGCTGGAAGCAATGGACCGTCAGCTTAACCCTCACCGGCGACCCAGCGCGCGATTGCCCATTCGCGAACAGCGGACCAGAACGGCTGGGCGCGATACCAGTCGATCCAGGGTTTGTGGCCCTTCTGGCTGTTGCACATGAGGCAACAGCTGACGAGGTTCTCGCGCACGGTCAGGCCGCCGTGCACCTTGGGGATGACATGATCGAGGGTCGGGCTGCGGCCGAGCGGATCGCCGCAGTAGGCACACTCGTAGTTCCAGGCGAGGTGGATCTGATCGCGCGCGGAGCGGCGTGTGACCAGGCGGGTCTCGTCAATGTGGTGCTGATCCACTGAGGTCGGCTGGCAGGGGAACGGCGTGGACTTCGAGGTCCAGGAGGTCGTCGTCGTTGCGGATGAACTCAGCGATCTGGCTGTAGATGTCTGCGGGCAGCTCCTCGGGGTCGGTGTCGGAGCGGATGATCAGCTTGGCGCTGATCTCCACGATGTAAGCCCGCATGGGAGCGGCCCGGCTTGGCCAACGGTAGCGGGTGCGACGGGTGCGCCCCGTGTGACACCTTGCAAAGGTGCCCCGCATCCGGGGCAGGATGCCCTGTTGGCGGGGTATAGTTAGGACATCGACAGCCACCCACTCCGATGCTCACCACCTACCAGCGCGAAACCCTTACCGCCCTCTACGCTTCCCTCGACTACCTCACCTGCAACGATCTGCCCGGCCAAGCCGAGATCCAAGCTGCAATCCAAGCCATCGAAAAGCAGGCCGCCTGAGCGGCCCTCCTACCATCCACCCATGACCTACATCCTCCGCATCGGACCGTGGCACGTCGGGCCATTCCCGACCCACATCGCGGCCCAGCATTTCGCCGAGACGCACGGGTGCGACGACTACACCCTGGTCCCGCTTGATGACCCTGCAGAGGCGCCTGGCCGGATCCACCGCCTGCGCATGGCGGAGCTGAAGCACCCGATGGCGCAGTCTGCGCTGGTGGGCTAGCCCTTGCTGGCGGTTACGGCCGCGTCCTGGTTGTAGCGGCCGGTGACCGCATAGCTGCGCGCCGGAATGCCCTCCATCTTGTGGAAGACCATCTGCCCGATCTTCATGCCGGGCCACAGCGCGATCGGGTGCATCCGCCGCGCGTTCTGCAGCTCCAGCGTCAGCCGGCTGCCATGCCACCCTGGATCGCAGTAGCCGGCCAGCAGGTGCTCCAGGCCCTCGCGGGCGCGGCTGGACTTGAGCACGAACTGCGCGGCGATCGAATCCGGCAGGTTGAAGATCTCGCGGGTCTCCGCCAGGCAGAACTCACCCGGCTGCAGCCAGTAGGGATCCTCGGCCGTGTGGCCGCTGATGCCATGGATCTGCAGCTCGGGGCTCTCAGCCACCTCGATCATGATCCGATCGCCCAGCAGCACGTCGATGCTGGCCGGGTTCACCAGTTCAGGATCGAACGGCAGCACCATCGCGTGCTTCTTGCACAGGTGGTGGATCTCGTAGTCGGGGAGAGGCACGCGGTCGTCAGTAAATCCAACGCACCCTAGGGCTGCCCTGACGGATGCCAAGGTGCACAAAGCCCTTGGGTGCGCCGTAGCCCAGCGAGTAGGGCCACTGCCTGTCGCACCAGTCCTGCACCGCGTTGATGTCCATGCCGTCGATGAAGAAGTCAACCGCACCGACGCCCGGCGCGGCATAGAGGTGCTCCGACTGGCTGGCGCCACCCACGGCCCGGTTTATGGCTGCGGGCCGGTAGCCGGAGGTGATGATGATCGGCTTACCGCCGAACCGTGCGCGCGCCTTCTCAAGGAACTGCGCCAGCTTCACCGCGGTGTCGCACTGATCTTGCCGATCGAAACGCCGCGCCTCCTGGTTCAGCGCGAACTCGCCGTAGGTGATGTGCGGCGTGATCTTGAAGCTGAAGGGCGACTCGGGCGTGAACGTCGCCTCGATCGGTCCGGTGGTCTGCCGCTCTCGGCCCCACAGATCGCCCTCAGCGATGCGGCGCCGCTTCAGGCCGGCCTCCACGTTGGTGCCGGGGTTGCGGTAGAGCAGCAGGGCATCAGGCACGCCAGGCCAGTCCTTTTCGCGCAACCGCTTGCTGATGGTCTCGAAGCCCTTGGCGCCGTAGAAGCCACTGCCGAGGTTGTAGGCGAAGCTGATCAGCGCGCACTTCTGGTGGTCTGCCATCTCGCCCCAGTGCGGCACCGTGGCGCGCAGCTTGTCAGCGATCCGATCCACCTCCTGCCGCAGCAGCATGTCGGCCTCGACGGCGTTGATCCTGTCGCCGCGCTTGACCGGCCGGCCGTCGCCGTAGCGGGTGGTCCCGTAGCCGATCGTCCACGGATCACCACCGCTGGCCGGGTCAGGGTAAGCGTCGAGGTGGCAACCCTCGAACTGCTGGATCATGCTCAGCGCCGCGCTGAGGTCTGCTTGCTTCCCGTCCTGGCTCCAGGTGTTGAACCACGCCCGGTCACGGCGCATCGCCGCGGCGTAGCCGTTGACGGCCAAGTCCTGCTCCAGCTGGCTGATGGCCGCGGCCTGATGCGGCAGCCCTTTGTAGAACCGGAACAGCTGTTCCAGTGTGATCGGGGCGGCGTTGGCCATTGCTCAGCGGCGCTTGGGGAACACCATCTGACCGGCCTGCAGCAGTAGCTGGATCCAGCTGTTGGACTTAAGCGGGCTGAGTGCAATGATCTCGCTGCCGGCAGCGATGACGATGGCGATGATCGCGGCGGTTTCGGGGCTCATGATGTCCATGGCGATGCCCTTAGGTTACTTGCGCATTTCAAGAGCACGAACGCGCTGATCAAGCTGAGCTAGCTCGGCCCTGCTGTCGTTCTTCAGTTCTTCGACGGCGCGGGCCATTTGCTGAACGGTGGCCTCAACACGCGCGAATTGCACCTGCATAGAGATAAGCAAAGCGCCGATGGCGAACATGCCGGCGCCCAGTGCCGCCGGGAGGGAAGCAGCGAACACGCCACCGACCGTTTTAGGTTCGTCCGCCATCGGCTGGTCCGGGCACGCTCCCATCGTAACGATCGAAGGGATCAGGCCTGCCGGCAAGGATGGCAAGAGCGCGTCGGTAGTAGTGGTTCTCAGTCTGTCCCACACGCTCCATGTGGTCGCGGATCTTGCGCCAGTTTTCGAGCGTGTCGCGGTCCATTACCGGCCCTGCCCTCTGAGGGGCTTGCGTCCACGGCGGCGGGGCCTACTGTGGTCGCCGAATCCTTGACGGGTGGTCTTGGGCGGCCCCGGCTGATGCTCGACGCGAGCTGCGCCGGCCTTAGCTTTAACGGCCATCAGTTAGCGCTCCAGGGCAGGCCGGATGCGCGGGTTGGCTGGTGTTGTTCGTCAAGTTGTGCTTGGAGGGCTGCCTCGATTTCGCTCACTTTTTCGGCGCCACCAAGCTTGTCCTGCACCCAGCCGATGACGATCTCGGGGGTGAGGTCAGCGTAAGGGATGACGTCACCTTCAGGCTGCTCCAAGCCGATAGAGCCGTAGGCAGAGCTGGCGTAGGTGCCGTCGTTTGCGGCCACGGTGTAATGGACCGTGAACACAATGCCGTCAGCGGTGTGGCGCTCCATCTGGGCGATGCCCCAGGTGTACTCAGTGGTGGTAGTCATGGGTCAGGTGGTGGTAGGTGAACTGTAGCTGGGGTGAGCGTGCCTAGTAAGCGATCATCAAGGTGCCGTCTGACTTGCGGTAGACATCACCATGTGCTGATTGCCGTGCGCTTCCATGTGTTTGTCGCCGTGCAGACGTAGATGTAGTTGGCGTCCCAGCAGATTTCGCCGGTAGCGCCGGTAGCAGATGCAGATGCTGGTGTGCGGGCAGTGCGCACGCGAATGGTGTTCGCGTTTACATCTAGCAGCGTGGTGGGGCTACTAGTCCCAATCCCCACGTTGCCGGAGCTGTCGATGCGGGCGCGTTCTGTGCCATTGGTAAAAAACCGACGATAACCCGATGCACCTTGCTCGTATTGGTCTACAAAATGTAAGTTTGTGTTATCGTATATATCAAAAGTACGCTCACCGTTGTTATTAATATTTAGCGCAAGTCTATACTCCTGATTTGGACGAGTAAATAGTGCGTACACTCCATTGTTGGCTATATTTTCAAGTCTAAGTGCGTTTGCACCACCTGTTGATCGAATTGATCCAGCGACATCAAGCCTATAAGCGGGACTACTCGTCCCAATCCCCACGTTGCCGGAGCTGTCGATGCGCATGGCCTCGGTGCCGCCTTCGACGAAGGCCAGCGTGTCTGCGCCAGGGCTGTAGATGCCGGTGTTGGGGTCGCCGTCGATGGCGATGGCGGGTGCTGCTGCTGAGCCAAGGGGCACAGCTTTCAGCAGATCGCTGATGCTGACTTTTTTGGTGACGTTGTTGCTTACATCAACGATGGGCAGCACGTCGGTGCTGGCTGCATCGGTGTAAGCGGTGAGATCGGTAATCCTGATGTTGGCCATTGTACTTAGTGCGGTGGGTTAGTGGGCTGTGCTGTATCTAAGTTTTGATACATCCCAACAAAGCGATATTTCGAGGGCGTGTTTCGGTGCCGCCGTTGTTGTTGGTCGCTGTTATTCCTGTAGAAACTAGACTAGTCGGCATTGGACGAAATGCTGATACACCATTTGGAGTGTAAAAACTGCTTGCATCGGATCCTTGTGTTACATCACTAATGACTGTGTGGCTATGCCCGGGATCGGTAATGGGGTGACTGTGGCTCAAGTAGTCCTGTGCTTGAGCCGAACCAAGATTGCGGCCGGGATCAACGCCGCGAGCATCATCCCAGCCACGGATAAATTCGCCGCGCAGGTCAGGAAGGTTGAAAGTGGTGCTGCCGTCGCCTACGCCGTAGGTGGTGCCGATGGCGCTAAACAGCGTGGCGTAGGTGGTGCGGCTGATGGCGGCGCCATTGGCTTTGAGGTAGCCGGTGGGAGCGGTGGTGCGCGCGGTCCAGATCACCGTTCCAGCTGGGGTTAGATCGGTCGCAGCCGGGATTGCGGCGATTTGTGTGTCCACATAGCCCTTGGTGGCGGCCATGTTGGTGGTGGTTGGCACGCCCGGCAACGTGAGGTTGCCGCTTAGCGTTCCACCGCTCAGGGCAAGGTAGGTGCTGGCTGCCGTGGCTATTTGCAAATAGCGAACGTCGCCAGCGGCTTGGGTAATGCCCTGCGGGTCAACCCTTACCCAGTTGCTGCCGTCCCACATCTTGAGTTGGTCGGGCGTCTGGGCAGTGTCCTGCCACAGAAGTCCCAGTGCCGGGGATGCCGGGGCGGTTGCTCCAGGGTTGGTGCTGATAGAAGCGCCCGGAAGGAAGCTAAGGATTGTCCAGGTTGCGCCGTTCCAGACTTTGAGTACCGGCGGGTTGGTGCTGGTGTCGACCCAGGGCTGGCCGTTGTACGGTGCAAGTGGTTGCGTGGAACCGACACTCAGGCCGAGTTGCGTGAGTGCTAGGCCCAGCACAGCGGCGGTGACCTTACGGGTTTGGCTGCCGCTGATCGAGCTGAACGGGAAAATGTCCGCCGAGGCAACAGCCGTTGCGGCTGGCAGCTGTGAGATCCTAAGCCCAGCCATCAGTAGCCCACCACAGTCAGATCAATAAGGCCAGCCACGGCAGTCCCGCTGCTGTTGATGCACTTCACTGTAACTGAACTGGTCGACTTGCTCAATACGATCGCGTTGACCGCACCTGAACCGGTGTCCTGCAGCGTGACTTGCACAGATTTAACGGCACGGAACGGTTTAGTGAGGTTGATGGCCGTTCCAGCGCCACTGGAGCTGATACTTACGTCTTCTTTGTTTTCAATTACGTCGGGGTAATCAAGTTCGAAACTAATTTCAGTAAGTGCGCCAGGGGCTATACCGTCTACGCTGCGGAATAGTGTTTGTACTTGGTAGACGTCTTCTATTAGTTTTTCGTAGGGTGCATATGGGTGCAAGATGCCACTGGATTCGCCGCTAAGGGCGCCTGCGGTATAGGTGCGTTGTTCGGCGAAAATTGAGTCGTCGTTTTCTTGGAATACTTCGTCGTCGTTTTCTTGGAAGATGTTTGTGTCGGCACCAGAAAGGGCGGCGATGCTGTGCTGGTACGTTGCGTAGGCTGTGGTATTAATCAGGATTGCGCTTTCTAGGAAGTTGTTGTCAAAGTTCCAGCGGTAATAACTGTCGAGCGTGGGGTCGATCTGCTCCAGTACTGCGATAGTTGAGGATGAGGAGGAGCCGGTAGTTGCTACGAAAGCGTCACCGCTTTGGGTAATTAGTTGGTCGCTGGCTTGGGTGGTTATGTTGAACAGTGTGACGAGTTGGGCGTTGATGAAGGTGCCGGGCCAAGTGATGTTGTCAATGGTTTCGTCGTAGACGGCGTTGCTGATTGGTGGACCGCCGATGTTGACGACGACGTATGCGGGCGTGTCGCTGCGCCATTGGGTTGCATCGACCGACTTGACCATGACGGTCCACTCATCTCTGTCGAACAGCGCGGTCTCAAACCACTGCTGTTTGGCGTTGACGCCGCCTGAGTACAGTTCGATGCCTACGTCCCAGGTTTGGGCGGGGCTGTTATTGACGAGGCCGCCTTGTTTGTAGCGAATCTCGTAGCCGACAACATCCGACACGACGCCTTGGTCCCAAGAGCCGTACAGCGACAGCGGGAGTTGCCAGCTAAAGCGCTTCTGGCCGCTATTGGTGTTTTCGACAACGGTGAACAGGTTAGGGGTGGGCGGCACAATTTCGCCACGCTCCACCGTGTCGTAGAGGTAGTTGCTGGGTTCTTCGCCGAAGATGGCGCTGGTAAAGGCAACCCGCAGTTCCCATTCGCCTGGGGCGTGGAAGGCAATGGTGTAGTAGCCCGTTAGGGGGATGTCGCTTAGGAAGTACCAGCCGGTGGCGTCGGGGGATTTGACGCCGGGGATGACCGTTGGGACATTGGTCGGGAATGCCCAGACCCGATAGCCGGTGACGCGTTCTGGGATGGGGCAGTTGCCGGCATCGACGATCAGCAGTTGGGTGCCGTCGGGCTGGTTTTGGTGGCGGATGACGGCGTTGTACGCCGGGTCGCTGAGGTCGGGAAGTGCTTCAAAGTTGGCGACGGTGACGGCGACCCAATCGCTTTGGCGCCCCAAGCGGTCAAAAGTGGCAACACGGAATTGGTAGGAGGCGGTGAAGACGTGTTCGGGAAGGGGGATGGTGGCGTTGGTTGTTGAGGCGACGAGGATGTCGCTCCACTGCGTTGCGTCGGATTTGCGCCACTGGTAGCGGTAGCCGCGCACCAGCGTGTCGTCGGCAAGGTCGCGTTGCGGTGAGCGCCACTGCGCTTCAATCTGCACGCGCTTGTTGCGGTAGATCAGTGCGGCCGACAGGTTTGTAACGACCAGCGGGCTCTGCAGAGTAAAGCGGTCCTTAGGGACTGCGATCGGCAAGTTGTTATCGACGTAGCCGTACTTGGAGTCGTTGTACTGGATTGCTTGAACTTCAAAGATGAGCTGGTCCGATTCCGCAATAGAGATGATGCGGTAAAGGGCTGCGTTTAGTGAGGTCCACTCCAGTACCCACAGCGCACCAGCCTGGGTTGTGACAACGCCATCGCAGGTGACGACGGTGCGGCCGTTGTCCTCTTCCACGACATAGCCGGTAATGATGTCGCCGCTTTGAGTGATAAGTGTGTCGTCGTTTTGAGCTATGAGGGTACGCAGGTCGGATGCACCAGCGAGCGTGGTGTAGTCGACGATGTTGAGCACCTGTAACTTGGGTTGCGTTGTGGTGCTGCCGTCGGGGTTGGTTACTGTTTCGCCGTTTGGGATGACGAGTGACAGCGTGTAAGAGATTGCTGGGTTTAGGGCAAGCACGGCGTCGAGTACCAAGCGGTTGCCGTCTACTTCGACAAGGCGGCCGGCTAGGCGTTGGCCTTGGCGGAGGGGGTCCGCGATCTGGATGATTTCGCCGACGCTGCTGGCCAAACCTTCGGCGGCGATGCGGAAGCTGACGGTTTCGGTTTCGTAGCGGTTGCTAAATAGCGTGTGCTTTGCTGCGCGAAGGGCTTGGCCGCGTGACGTGACGCCCAAGAGGCGCAGATCGACGGGGTTGTAGCCGAGGCGCTGGAGTAGCTCGTCATCTTGCAGGTATTCGACGACGCTGCTGTAGTTCTGCGCCGGGTCGTCCCAGTTGGCAATACAGACTGTTTTGCGGGCGGTGCGGGCGCTGCTGCTGTAGTTGAAGCACGGTGCGGTGACTTGACCGTCTTCGCCAACTTCTTGGATTACGTTGGCTTCGCTGAATTGTTGTACCGGAGGTTGCGGGCGATCCTGCGTTAGGTAGAGCTTGTTGTCGGCGTAGTAAATAAGACCGCGAAAAACTGAGGCAAGAGAATTAAGAACTTCAAAAACTGCGCCAGCGTTTTGGAGGTAGACGTTGCAGGTGAAGCGGGGTTCGGTGCTGCCTTGGCCGTCGTAGACCTGCTCGTCGCAATACTGCGAAATGGTGTAAAGGAACCAGGGGTCAATGGCGATTGACGAGACATACCGCCTTACGCCGAAGCGGGGATTGAGAACAATGTCGCGAAAGATCCAGGCTGGGTTGTCGGTCCACGCAGTTTTGAACGTGCCGTTCCAGAGGCCGCTGTAAGTGCGGGTAGTTGGGTCGTAGTTCTGCGGTACTTGAACGCGCTTGCCGCGCAGGCGCAGACTTACATCGGGAATGGAGTTGAACTGGCGTGCGTCAACCTTGAGTCCCAGGTGGGCGGTGTTGGGGTAGGCGAACTTCTCGTCGACGATTTCGGTGTAGCTCTGCCAGACGATGCCGTTTTGTAGATAGGCACTGCCGCTATCGGCGGTTAGGCGTGTGACGCGGATGGCCCACGGTGCAGTACCAGTAAGATCGAACTCGTATGCGCGTTGGAATTCACTGTTGCTTTTGCCGCTTACAGTCGGCTCTGTGACAGTTACGAAGGGGCCGCCGTTGGCGCTAACAGCGATGCGGTAGGCGACGCTAGTTCCAGTGATGTCACCGTTGCTTTGATTGGTTGACTGGAGTGCGGTGTGCGAAATTACGACGCGGCAGCGTTCCACGTCGGCATCGGTAATTGTGCGCGTAATTGGCCCTATAGCGGTAGTAACTGCGGTACTAACTCCGACCGCAGTTTCTACTGTTGAAAAACCGGTTAGGGGTGTTTGGGTTTCGTCTGTGCCGGCGCGGTAATCGAGTGTGTAACCGGTGAAGTTTGCAGTTCCATCCGTGTTTTTAATCGGCGTGGAATCTAGGTAGGTATCCTTTTCGATGCCATTGGGGAAACCTTCGATCTCGCCTTCGGAAATGGCGTAGACGGTTTTGGCGAAGGCTGTCGAAAAGAGGTTGTTGCTTTCCTCCGTTGGGGTGCGCGTTGGTGCAATAATTGTCTGCTGGACTACGGTCTGCCCCCCACCACCGCCAGCACCTTCAACGCGAATATTGTCCATCAGATGCTGTTCTGAATTTCGACGCCAAAGCTAAGCACGGCCAAAGAGCCGATCAGTCGTTCGCCGTAAAGCACCGGCACCACGTCACCTTGGGCGGTATTGGCGTTGGATTTATCGAATAGGGCGCTTTTGAGTTGATCGGAACGGTCGGCTTGCGTGGTGGAGCCGTAATTTGCCCCAGGCATATTCGGTGTAGGGGTGAGCAGCTGGGCAACGCCGCCAAATACCAAGCTGAGGCCGATACTGCCGACTGCAGTAGCCACGGTCGCCCCAAAGAATCCGCTTCCGATACCACCGATGATTGCTCCGGCTGGGCCGAGAAATACAGCGGCGGCGATTAGTACAACCCCGGCGATGATCCTACCTACGCCGCCACGCCCCACTGGCTGAGGTGCCAATACCACGCGCTTGCTGCAGGGCCAGTCGAGTTCGTCTTCGGAGAGGCCCATCGGGTCTTCGGTGACGACGCGCCAGGCGATGCCGTTTTCGGCGCTGTTGACCAAGAACAGGCGCAGTTCGGGCAGTTGGACGCACAGAGCGCGGATGGCTTCGGCGGCGCTGCCAACAGCAAGGCGGAATACGCGGCCAAAACGGCGCCCTGCTTCACCCAGCAAACGGACCGTTACCATCACGCAGACCTCCTCAGGACAGCATAGGTCTGCTCCCTGAAGTAGGGGCTGTAAGTGCTAAGACCGGATAGGCGGCCGACCAAGTGCTGGTACAGCTGGTTGGCGGCCGGATCTTCCAGTACGGCGACGTGGTTGCAGCAAACATCGTTGCGGATACGCATCAGCAGGACGTCACCGCGTTGAAGCACTGCGGTAGGCGGCAGTTTGGTGAAACCCTCTGCGGCGAAGTTGTCCTCGAAGTGCGTGAAGCCCCGGTCGTTCCACTCGCCTTCGTATTGGCGGGGGTAGTCGTTCATGGCGTAGGCGTGCTGCTGCCAGTACCAGTCGCGGACGGCGCTGTAGCAGTCATGGACGCCGTAGGCCCAAGGTCGGCCGATTAGGCCGGCATCTTGCGACGGATCCAGCCAAAACATCAGCGCGCTGGAGCAATCCCAGACCGCGTAGGGCAGGTTGAGTGCTTTGGATGCGCGGATATCGGCCTCGGATAGGCGCGGAAACTGGATGTGGGAGTGCCAGCTGCACAGGGCGTCGTCAAGGTATTGCGCTGTCTCGGTGGCTGAGATGGTGAAGGTGTCCGGCAGGGTGGCGGTGTTGCTGCAGGTGATGACTTCGCCGGTACGCAGGACAAATCCGCACGCCTCAATGGGGAAGGCGGCCTCGGCAGCGGCGCGGATGGCGGCGATCTGCTGCTGCGTAAGCGGGTTGCTGTAAGTGGAAAGCATCAACCTGACTTATCAACGAGGCCGGGGAATCCCCCGAACGGTAGGCGGCTACCAGCGCCAAAGCGCAGTTTGCAGCTCTCCAGTCGCTTGCCGCATACGTCGTTACTGAGCGATGCGACGGAGTTGTCGTTGACGTCCCAGTAGTTGGAGCCGCTGTAGTGGCAGCCGATGTTGCTGCGGTAAGTCCACTGGCATTGTTCGCGCAGCATTCGGCGGGCCGGCAGGCTGCGGCCTTCTAGGTCGAAGGCAACGGCGAGCTGGAACGTGACCGCCAGTTTGTTCTCGCCGCTTTTTTGCTCGATGATCCACTCGTCTGGGCCCCAGTAGGCATCAGGGTCTGCGCCGGGTTGGCCGTCGAGGTAGGTGGTGAGTGTACGGATGCGGCTGACGGTTGCACCAACGAGGTCGTCGTAGGTGTTGGCGAGGCCGGTAATGGCGAGGCCGATGTTGGCAAAAGTGATGCTGGGGCGAGCCAGCTGACCGCTGGTGTTGCGCTCGAAGCCCGACGCTTCAAGCGGTAGCGCGGTGTAGGTATCACCTTGGTAGGCGATATCCGAGCCGTTGACTTGGCTCCAGTTGCAGAAGCGGTAAATGGCTTGGTCGGTGCTGCCGGGTGGAAGTAATACCGTGATGTCTAGGGTGTAGAGGTCTACTACCGTTGCTAGACGGGATTTAATCGTTTCGGCATTAGGTGGCTGTTGCGTCATACGTAGATGCGCTCCAGCTCGTAAGCTAGTTCGTAGCGGTTGCAGCTTACATAAGAGAGTTGCCAGCCGTCACGCAGTAAGTAGTTCTTAGGACTTTCGGTGAGCGCGATGGTGATTGGTACGCTGTTAGCGATGGTCACACTGGTAAGCACGCCGCTTACGAGGTTAGCGGTGTAGTTTGCAGGACGTGTGTAACCTGTTAGTACCAAGCTGCTTATGTTTGTGTAACCCAAAATCAGGGTTCCCGCGCTAAACTGCGCCACAAACGATTTACTGGTATCAGGTGGGCTCCAGCTTATAGGGGTATCGGCGCTGCGCTTTAGCAAGGCTTCGATGGTGAAAGCATCCGTGCTTTCTAGGATGTCGGTGCGGCAGCTCCAGACTTCCTTTTCGGCATTAAGGCCATCTGCCATGATCTGGCTGTAGCCATCGCCGAAGGCAGCACGTTGAAAACGCTTGTTCCGCTTGACGGTGCTAGCAGTGGTAAGAGGAATATCGTTGAATGTGAGGTAGCTCATCGCAGGACGCCTCCACCACGGCGCTGGTCAACGAGGGTTGCCAACACAATACCGCGAACCTGGCCGGCGATTTGCTTTTGAGCCGCTGGACTCAGCTGCTCGCCGCTGTTTTCAACATTGATGGTGATGTTGTCCACCTGCACACTGTTGCCACCGCCGCCGCCCTTCATCGCCACGGGGATGCGCCGGCCATCAGGCAGGGGCACGTAGGCCTCGGGCATCGAGCCCTCGCCGAACATGGCCAGTTGAGGGCTGTTGGCGATGCCGCCGCGGGCGTACTTCTTGAGCGGCAGGGGGCCGTCGCTGGTCATGATGCCGCCAGTGGCAAACTTAAAGCCAGGGAACAGGCCGCCGATCGCCTTCACGATCGGTCCGATGATCGCTGCGCGCAGCGCGATCCGCGCTAGGTCTGAAAGGATACTGGCAGCCAGCTCTTTAAAGTTTGCCTTGCCCGTGGTCACAAATGCCGTCAGCTGATCCTCAAGGCCCTTAAGGCCACTTACCACGGCATCACCAATGGCGCCACCAAGATCCTTCACGCTGTTGTAATAATCCTGCAAGCGGTCGCGAATACCGGCGCCGATTGATTCGCTGTCAGTTTTTTGCTTCTTAGTTGCATCGTCTAATGCCTTGGCACGCTCGCGGAGGAGCCGCACATGCTCAGCCAGTGCCGGGTTGGTTTGGGCCAGGATGTCCAGCTGAAGCAGGTTCACCTCTGCGTTCAGCTTCTCCAGCTCCGTCAGCTCAGTTTTGCCGCGCGTTACTTCGGCAATCTTGGCGTCGTAGTCGGCCAGACTGGGCAGCAAATCTTTGAGCCCCTGCTGGTAGTTCCTATCGGCAAGCGCCAGATTACCTGCATACAGCTTGTCAATCAGGTCCTTGTAGGGCTCCGCGTCAATCGAACCACCTGCTTCGTTGATCTCGCGCACCAGTTCCACCACGCTCAAGGTGAGCTGCTTGACTTGGCGCTCGTTCTCGGTGATGGCCCCATTGCGATCGAGAAGCAGCTGATCAACCGGCGAAGCGCCCACGCTTTTATAAGCTGCGGCCACGTCGGCAACGCTGTTCTGCAGCTGCTCTTGCAGGCTGATGGCCCGCTGCGTCAGGCTGGCACGGCGATCTTCCAGTCGCTCCTGTTCAGCTGCAGCACGCTTGGCCTCAGCGGCTCGCCTCTTGGCTTCTGCATCTGCTTTCCTGTCGGCGTCAGTCGTGTCGAGTCCCATCGAGCGCCCACTTGTCCGCCGGCCGGTGCCGGGGGAGGGGGCAGAGCCAAATGCCAGTTTGTTGAGGTCGGCCAGGATTTTTTTCTGCTCCTCAATGCCGCTGCTTACTCGGCTGGTAATGGTCTGCCAAGCGGCGCCAAAATCACCCGACAAGGCCTGGCCAGCAGCCTGCACCGCGGCCACCACGTTCTTGATCAGCACGTCTACCGCCTTGACCACAATGTAGATCGCAACTGCAATGCCGCGGATAACGCCCTCGATCACCTTAAACAGCGCCGTCCAATCCTGATCCGTGTCGAACAGATCGCCAAACACCTCAAGGATTGATTGCAGCGCCGGCAGCAACGCATCGGTCAGTTCAAGCCCAAAGCCCTGCGCCTTGATGCCTAATTCGGTGATCGTGTCATTGAACAAATCAGAGCGCGCCGCGAAATCATCGCCCACCTTGTAGGTGAACTTTTCCATGCTGGTTGCGCCTTCATTCAGCAGCGGGATCAGCTCGGCGCCAGACTTGCCGAACAGTGCAACGGCTGCGGCCGCCTTCTGCGCGCCGTCAGGCATGTCAGCAAAGCGATCAGCGATCTGCTTTAGCGCCCTGTCGGCTGGTACAACTTGACCGTTGGAGTCTTTGACCTTCACGCCAAGCGCTTGGAATTTCCGCGCTAGATCATCGTTGCCCTCGGCCGCTTTGACCAGATTCACACTCAGCTTGGTGAGACCCTTGGCAAGGGTGCCCTGATCCACGTCTGCCAGCTTGGCGGCATTGCCCAAGCCAATGAGCGCCTTGGCAGCGATACCAGTTTTTGCCTGCAGATTAAACAGCTCATCGCCTGCATCGATCGATTTTTTCACGATGGCAGTAAGGCCGCCCACGATGGCGCTGCCGGCAATCGCAGCACCGAAGCCCATCACAGCGCCCTTCAGGCTGCTGAAGTTCATGGCAGCGTTCTTGGCCTGCCCCTGCAGACCCTGCATGGAGTTGCCAAGGCGCCGGATGTTGTTCTCGCCCTGAACGTCCGCCTTGATGCGGAGCATGGCGTCCATGTTCATGGCCATGTCAACTGCTCCGGTTGTTGATGGTCAGCATCGCGGCCGCTTCCATGATCTGCAGATCCTCCAGCAGTTCGCGCGGGTCTTTCACTGCGTACATCTTAAAGAGCCACGCCACTGCCCCATAATCGAGGCCCAGCACGCCGTTCATGGTGGTGCGCCACTGCGTCTGGCATCGCAGAAACATTTGAACGACCGTCCAGTTCTCCTCCCATACCTCGAAGTGCTCCGGCTCCGGCTCAGGCATCACAATCCCCAGAGCAGCAGCGTCAGCATCGGTTTCGTCCACCACTCCGCCGCTGGCCCAATGCTCAGCGGCCTCGGTCAGTTTTTTCTCTTGGCTCCCTTGATGCTGTCCATGTAGGACTTGAGCACCGCCACCGCGAGGAACGGCACCTCGAGCAGTTGGTCGAGCGCCTTCTGGCTAAAAGGAATCTCTTTGCTGTCGTCACCAGTCACGCCAGACCAGCCAACCAGCAGCTCGCCCGCGATCTCGGTGATCCGATCTAGGTCGCCAAGATCCTCGAGCTTCTGCAGCTCAGCCACCATCGGTGCGATCTTGCTCTGCGAAAGGCGCTTGAACTCACCGTCAAAGGTTTGCCGTTCGTGCCGACCACCATCGACGGGAACGTCGAATGTGATTGGCCAGATGTAGGTGTCGGATTGCTTGAGAACAAACGCCATGGAGGATGCTCCTATCAGGTGAAAGCGAGGCTCACTTCATCATTGCCGGCCGTGGTCGGAACGGCAACATACGGGATGCTAAGCATCTGTACGCCATCCTGATCCCCATAGGTTGGGTTGGAAATATCGCACTGGCCGGCGGTGAGCGTGACGCGGTTGCCGGCGGTGGTGCCGTGCAGGAAGGTCAGGTTGCCGGTGGTTTCGGTCTGGGCGATACCGAAGTAGTCCTTGGTGGCCAGGGTGGGGGCCTCGATCATGACCGTACCGGCCGGTTTACGATCAGTGATCATGACCTCTTTCGTGCAGCCAACCAGCTCGCGGTAGACAGTGCTGTTGGCAATCTCAAAAGTGACCGACTGGAGGCAGCCGGCGTAGCTGAAGAACTGGAAGGCGGACGTGTTGCCCTGCTTAAAGATCAAGGGACTGGCCTGCGCGCTGTAGGTGGTGGAAGGCAACGCCGTATCGGTCGGCGCGTTGTAAATGCCCACCATCGTGAAGTCAATGGTCGGGATCTGCCCCACCTCGGCGTTTAGCGTGAATGTCCCGCGGCAGCCGGTCAGGATGTGGCGAATGCCGTCGTTGTTGAAGTAGATCGTCGCAGAGCTGAACGCGCTGCTTACCGGCGCATAGGTGACGCTGGTGCTGGCCACGATCGTCTCCGACATGGCACAAGCCTGCAGGATGGCGCCGTAACGGGGGGCAGTGCCAGCAGTGCCGGAGCCCGCCATCTCCACCTGGAATGTAATGCTCACCCGGCTATTGGCCAGCAGTTGCGGGCTATTGCCAAGGTAAGGACGGATTAAATCACGGCTGACCACATCAGCCTCGATCGGAGTGATCTCAAGGTTCCGCACCAGCAGGGCGTCGGTACCTGCCGGGGTGCTGTCCGTCCCGTAGGTGGCTTCCTTTTTAACCTGGATCAGTCTTTTGCGTGTCAGAGCCATCGCTCAGTTCCTCGGGTTGGGGTTCAGAGGGATTGGCCGGCTCCGTCCGCTCGATGAGCTTCCGCTTGCCGGTTTTGGGGTCCAAGAGGTAAGAGCCTCCCTGACCCCAGTATTCGTCCACCATCGTAGCCATGATCAGCTCGCGAGATTTGTGACAGAGGTCCGATACAGCACACGATAGTCGCACTGGATCTCACCGGCTGCGCCATCAGCCTCGGTAAAGACGAAGGTGACATTCGTGGGTTGAACGTCGATCGCGTAGCCGCCCAGCGTCAGGTCGGCCATCAGCTTGCTGTGCAGGCTCTCGATGATCGGGTCGGCCTGCTGGTCCGGGATGGCCCCGCGCACGATCACACTGACCCGCACCGTCATCGACCAGTCGAGCGTTGGCAGGCTGGTGTTCTGCTGCGCCGTGTCGCTGATCGGCTCCACCACGATCGCCGGGCTCTCCTCACGCGCGATTGGTTCCACCCGCGTGCGGTAGATCCGCGTGCCGACGCCGGTGGTGTCGGTAAGCGCCGTGCGGACGGCAGCCAGGATGGTCTCACGGCGGGTTGTCATTGTCTTGCTGCCATGACCAAATCATTCAACAGCTTCGCCAGTGACTCCGCATCACCCGTCGCAGCAGCGGCGAGGATGCCGTTGGCTGTTGCGGTCAGGTCCAGTGGCTCAGACTCAGGCGGTGCCGGTGGCTTAGCGACGACCACGAGCGCACCATCCACCCAATCGAGTTGCTGCGTGGCAGGGTCGTAAGGCGGTTCAACATAGGGGCCGGTGAAACCAGCAATGAGGATCTCATCCTCGGTGAAGGTGCTCGGATCGGTGCGGGTGAAACCGTTGGGCAAGGTGATGCGGAAGGGGAGCGGGGCAGGGCGATTGCCGTGGAAGGAGTAGAGCATCACGCAAACCTCAGAGAGAATTGGTATAGGCCCTGCGCACTGTCGGTGAGCGCAAACATACGAGTGTTATCAGGCGATACGCGGACGCCCCACACCAGACCAACTGGTCCGGTCAAACCATAAAATGCAATCAATTCCGTGGTATTAAGAGATGCCGTTGTCAGATCGTTAGGTGATGTCATTGAAATCTGCCTAACTTGTCTTCCTCCATTTAAGGCAGTGTCGCTAGTGGATGCGTACATGGTTCGACCGTCCGCAGTAACGTGAACTCCAAGGGCTCCCGTCAATGCAAAGCTCTGGGACAATGTGGCAGTTCCCACCTCGTAGGCAGTAGAAAGTGTGTATTTACGAATGTTGTTAGAGGCAGTGCCGGCAAGAAATAGCAGGGTTCCATCGCTGTTGATGTGAATACCGCGAGGAGCACTTTCTGTAGCAAATACATAAATAAATCCCTTGGCAGTGCTGATGTCCCATGCAGTGCCGAGTTGGATTTCGTAAACAGTGTCATTTGTCTGACCTAAAACATATAACTCAGTACCGTCGTCCTTGAAAGTTATACCTGTGGGATTGGCTTCAAATCCAATAGATAGTGAGCGTACAAAAGAAATTGTGGATACGTTAAAGGCTGATGACAACGAAAACTCTCTAATAGTGTCGTTGCCTTGTCCAGTGATATACATTTTAAAGCCATCTTCCTTGAACCAGAGTCCGGTAGGAGTTGCTTCACCGACTGTCGCAGACACGCGCACAAAAGATGCTGTGCTGACATCCCAGGAGGTACCTAGATTGTATTCATTAACGTCGTCGCCACTTGTACCGATGACAAACATCCTGCTGCCGCCTGACGTGAAGAACAATGCGCGAGGCGACGTTTCCTGCGTGGCGACAGAAAAGCTAAGACTGGCGTAACTTGCAGTGCTAATGTCCCAAGCAGTGCTTAAAGTATATTGATAAACGGTATCGGTCGTTTGCCCAACCATGTAAAAAGCCAGGCCATCACTCTTAAAGAAAATGCCTTGCGGTGTAGTATCTTGCGTCGTGACACTGAAACTTTTGCTGGCGTAAGTAGCCGTGGTGACGTCCCAAGCAGTGCTTAGTGTGTACTGATACACCGTGTCATTGTTGGTACCCATGACATACATCTTGGTGCCGCTGTCGCCAAAGAATGGCGTGCTCGGCACTGTGTCTTGCCCGCCGACGTAGACTTTCTTTACGTCAACTGTGGCAGTGGCAAGATCGTAAGGCGTGGATAATGTGCAAGACCACACAGTATCTACATTATACCCGGTGAAATAAAGGCGGGTGCCATCATCACTGATAGCGATGCCATTGCAGTTAAGTTCATAATCGCCAACGACTAGGCTTTTACTGGAGTAGGTGATCGTTGCAAGATTCCAAGGTGTTGTGCATTCGTACTGAAAGATGGTTGCAGTAGTTCGCGTACCACGCACCGCAACATAGACATAGCGTCCGTCACGGCTAACATCAAAGCCCTCTTCAGCGCCAGAGCTGGTCAAAGCGTTGAAAACGCCGTCATAACCAAAGCGCGAGACGTACTTTTTGGCATCTTGCAACGCCACCACGTCCTCGGGCTGATACACCCCGCTGGTGCGCTTGCTATCCGTTCCGCCAATCAGTCCAAGTCTCATTAGCTGATCTCCTCGTAGCCGATCACCAGTTCCAAGTCGCTTGCCGCACTGGCCAAGGCGCGGATGCTGTCGCCTTCCTCTAGGTAGAAATACGTTTCTTTAGTGCTGAGCACTTGCGTAGCGTCAGCAGGCACTGCAATCGTCCTGGCAATGTAGCGATCCGTGGTGCCGTCGTAGATCGACACGCTGATGTCAGCGGCATTCACGCCATCCACATTGGCGCAGAAGATGCTGTTGATCTTCAGCACCTTACCGCTGGCGGCGCTGTTGGTTAGAGCGGCGGCCAAGCTCCCCGTGACGGCATAACGGGCTGTGCGTCCCAGGATCGTCGTAGGTGACTTGAGGTTTGGAGCAGCCATCAGAAGATCATCCCAGCGATAACGGGGTCAACGCCAACGGATCCGCCGCCGCCAGCAGTTGCCCACGAAAGTACAGCAGAGCCGTTGGTACTAAGCACCTGCCCGCTTGTGCCATCAGTGGCAGGTAGTGTCCATACCAAGCTAGTGCCGACCGTTGCAGGTGACTTGAAACCTACGTAATTGGAGGAGTCGGCATCCTCAAACCGCAACTCACGCTGCGCTGTAAGTTCAATGTCAGTTAGGAATTGCCTAGCCATCAGCCAACCACCACGACGCGGTAAGCATTACTGCTAGGGGCAGTGGCAAATACCAGCGTAACTTCATTGACGCTAGTGCGACCCACGTCAACCACCACATCATCGTAGGTGCCGGAGTTGGGGAATACCGATACCTGTACGTCGCGGGTGTTGAAGTTGTGGGTGATGACATAACTGGTGGCAGAGCCATCACCAAAGTTGGCGACATATTTGCGAATCCTTCCGCTGTAGGTAGCCAGCTTCAACGGGGTGACGATGCGGGCGTCATCAGTGCCAGCGTCAACCTCGGCCTGGGTGGCAATCTCAGCAACGCCAGCAGTGGTCTCACTGGCGGCTGGTGCTGCGGTGCCGAACGTGACCCAGCTGATGTTGCTGGAACCGATCGTGCCGTTGATCTGATCCTGCCGGTAGGTCGTGGCGGCGCTGGTGCCTTCCTCGACCGTTGTGATGGCTTGCTCCAGCTCGGGGAAGGTGCTGGCGTCCAGCGAGCGCGTAGCAGCGCTGGCGGCCCCGTTCCAGATGTAGATGCCGTTTTCTGATGCTGTCGATTGAGCCCGCACCAGGATGCGGTCGCCCGACGCCATCGTGATGCCGTCGATCGTGGCGCCAGGGCTGGCCAGGTTCAGGTTCGACTGGGTGGCGACTCGGCAGCCGTCCTTCCATGCCAAGCCTTCGACCAGAGAGTCCACATAGGACTTCGGCACCGCGTCGCCTGTAGCTGACGGGCTGGGCAGGTTGATGACTTTGGAGACCGACTGGAAGTCGAAGTCTGTGAAGATCTTCTTAGGCATCTCAGATCAGCCTCGCGAAGCCAGCGACGGGGACTGCAAACACGATAACCGTGGTGTTCACGCTGGGATGCGACACATCGGCTTCAATCTCCTGGCTGCCGCTGTCGAACACCTCCACCGACGGAACCACGCCGCGGTTGTGGTTGATCGTCCAGGTTGCGGCCGGCGATGACTGCGTGAACACGTAGGCCGTGCCTTCGTCCTGGCCATCCACCCATTGCGCGCCGTCGTACTTCAGCACCTCGCCGGCTGTGGGACTGGTCAGCTCCACATCGGTCAGATCTGACAGGCCGAATGTCCGCGGGTTCTGGCCCGGTGCGGTGCTGCTCGGCGCCAAGCGCTGCAGGCCGATCTCGACCATGGCGCCATCGTCCAGTTTGCGCACCTCGCGCACCTGGTAGTTGACCCCATCCACCGTGATGCCGTCGCCAAACAGCAGGCCGCCGAAATCAGCAGCGCGCGCCGTCAGGCTGTAGTCGGTGCTCAGCACCATGTCGCCGGCCACCACCTGCGTTGGCATGTCCAGAAGGCCCAATGCCGTAACGGCGCCAGCTGTGCAGCTGACGCCGAAATCGGCAAGGAACTGAGTGAGATCCTCAGTTAGAGCCATCAGCCGTACTTCTTCAGGCCGAAGCCGAAGCAGGTAACAGCGCTGGAAGCGGTGCCAGTCTCAGCGGTGCAGCTCAGACGAACGTAACGCTTCAGCTCGTCACGGTTGAGGGTTTTCACCTGCTTGGAGGCAGTGTTGCCGATAGCGGTGAAGCTGCCGCCGGTGGCAGCCGTGAAGGTGCTGTTGTCGTCGGACTCTTCAATGCGGAAGGTCAGATCAGCGCCAGCGCCAGCAGCAGTGCCGGACAGGATGATCTGAATGTCGCCGTCGTACTCATGCAGATCAACGCCGGTCTGGTTGCCAGTGCCGGTGATGGTCGTAGTAGCCAGGAGCGTGAAGTGCTCCAGCTTTTCAAGGGTTTGTTGAAAGATCGCCATTGGGGTCACCTAGTGCGGGGTTTGCGTTTGGGAGCCACTACCGACTCTGGCTCAGGCGCGAACTCGGCAGCAATGCTGGCCGCGACCGCCTTGCCGATCCCGATCAGCAGGCGTGCATCGGCCAGACTCGCGTCCACCTTTGCGCCAACCCTTGCGAGTTGGCCGCCCACCATCGTGGTTCTCAGAATCTCAATCTCCATGCTGGTTAAGGGCCGGTGTTACCCGGCCCCGCCTCCATCAGATCAGAGGGTGTTGTTGCCGCGGCAGAAGCCCTCAGGATGACGGACAGCGAAGTCCACATCCTGCAGAGCCACCACGCGCACGGTGCCGCTGGTGCTGTGGGTGTAAGGATCCACGGTCAGATCCAGGCCAGACCACATGCCCATGATCAGCTGGCTCCAAACGGCAAAGAAGATGTCGTTGGTAGCCACCTGGTTGGACACCACGGCGTTGTAGCCGTTGACGGTGCCGCCGGGCTCGAACACATAGGCGCCGGTGTCGGTGCCCTTGTCCTTGGTCTTCAGAGCGCCACGCATGGAGGCGTTCATCAGGTAGGCCATGGCGCCGATGTCGGCGTTGTCGGCAGCGATCAGGCTCTCCATTTCCACCACCTCGGCGTAGGTCGGGGTGTTGGCGGCGAAGTCCTTGGTGTTGATGCCGGTGGTCAGCTTGATGCCCAGGGGCTGGTTGCTGTTGCCCAGGCCGTAGAGGCCTACGCGGTCGATCTCCAGAGCCAGCACGGTGGCGAGATCCTGGCGGATCATCTGCTCCACGTCGATGCTGGACTGCAGCATCAGGCGACGGCTGTAGTCGGTAAAGGCGCCCACGGTCTTGGGCGACATGTTGACCTGATCGACGGTCTGGTTGCTCTCAGTAGGAGAGCCAGACTCAGCCACCCAGTAGGCGGTAGCGGCGCCGGTCTGACGGGGGATCGCCACGTTGCCGCTCAGGCCGGTCAGGCTGGTCACGCCGAGGCCAGCCAAGGCGGAGCGGTTGCGCAGCAGCTCGATGAACGAACCGGGGCGGAAGTCGGTGCCGACCAGATCGCCAGCGGCAGAGGCAGAGCCCACGGTCAGGTCGCGGCGCAGCACCTCGTTGGGCACCATGATGCCCTGGGCGGTCTTGCCAGCTTTGGCGGCAGCAGCCTCGGAGCACTCACGCTCGAAGGCAGCGGCTTCCCACAGCTTGCGATCCTGGGGGTTGGCCAGAGCGTTGATGGCGCGCTGGAAGGAGAACTCGCGCACTTCCTTCTCAGACATGCCGATGTCGGAAGCTTTCTCAGCCACAGGCTCAACCTTGGCGCCAATCTTTTCGAGAACAGCAGCACGGGCCTCATCGAGGCTACGGCCACCCTCGATCAGCTGGCGGCCGAGATCAGCCATGCCGTGCTTCTCAGTCAGGGCAGTGATGCCGGCAATGCGGGCGCGCTCAGCTTTGGCAGCCTCAGCAGCCGCTTCAGCCCGCACCGCTGAGATGTCAGGGGTGTTTTCCATCGGAACCTCAGGTTCTGGTTGGGGGGGTGTTGATGCGGCGGTGGCCGCAGGTTGAGCGTCGAGAGCACGCCCGACGCCGACCGTTGGGTCTGCAGGTATGCTAACCACGCTGATCTCGTAGGGAGCCCAGCTGGTAGCGACGAAATCACCGCTGCCGCGTTGCTCCATTTCGTTGATCGCGTAGCCAAAGCTCACATTACGCAAGACGCCATCGCGTACATCTGCGAGCACTTCTTGCGCAAACGCATTACGGCTGAACTTTACCGTGGCATAGCCACGCTTTTTCTCGCCGTCGATCCATGCACGCTCAACAACACCGATCACCTTGTTGGGGTCGTGGTTGAACAGCAGCGGCGCGGAATCGTTAAGGCGCGACAGATCAGCGCTGCGCTCATCATGAGACAGCACTTCATTGCCGAAGTAGCGAGCGACCGGGAACTCGCTGGAAAATGGGAACTCAATCGAACGCTCGTCTTCGCTGACCGTGAAGTCAGCAACCTCGGAGCGTTTCAACAGTTGCCCTTCTAGGTCACGCAATAGATCCATCGGTGTTGTCCGGGTTGTCTGTCACATTATCGGTCGACTCAGCCGGGGTAGTCGCCGGCGCAGGATCTGAGCCAGGGTCGGTGTCAAACTTCAGGTCCAGTGCTTCGGCATCGTCCAGCTCCTGACGGCGTGCGCGCATCAGCTCCTCAATGTCGCCACCCTGTTCAGCCACTACTTCGCTCAGCGTCTTGAAGCCGTTGCGCACAGCCATCGCGTAGGCATCAACCTCCTTGGCTGGATCCACCCATGCCCAACCGCGCGGCATCCATCTCACTGCCTTGTAGCGATCAGCTTGGATCTCGTAGTTCGGCAGCGGCAGCGCGCCGCTCAGCACTGCCATGTCGAGCCACACGTCAAACACCCGTTGGTGCAGGTTCTCGACCAGCCAGTTCTGCAGGATCCGCCAGTGGTCGCGGTCCTCAAGCAGGCTCAGCCGGCTGCTGCTGTAGTTCGTCTGGCTGAAGTCCCGGCTTACCGTCTCGTAGCTGCAGCCGATGCCAGCCGCCATGGCCCGCAGCATCGCCCGCAGGAACGGCTCAAACTGCCCATCCGGTGCATCCAGCTGCGGCACCGTGACGCTTTCGCCAGGCGCCAGATACTTGAACACGCCGGGCTCAAAGTTTGAGACCCGCTCGCCTTCCATCACCTCATCGCCCATCAGCTCACCCTCGGGCGAAGTGATGAAGCCCATCAGTGCGCTGCTCGCCCGTGCCCGCACGATCTCGGCTTGCTCGTAACCGGACAGGTGGTGCAGCCGCTGGATTGCGCTGGCAAACCATGTGATGCCACGCGTCATGCCGGGCCGCTCCATCCGGTAGAGGTGGATCACCTCCTCGGCAGGCACGCGCTTGTGGCGCTGCGTTGAGATCTGCTGGTTGCTGAACTGATAGTCGCCGGGGTGATAAGCCAAGAAGTGGTACGCCACCGGGCGCCCCCAGGTGTCCACCTCGACGCCCATCCTGATCTCGTTGCCTTGCTGGCTGCGGCCGTTAAGGCCGTCATCGAGCAGGTCCGCCTCCAGCACCTCCAGCGCCAGTGGCACAGCCGAGCCGCCAAATGGTTGCTTCACCAGGCGGATGAACACCTCGCCTGACTCAGAGCAGGCCCGCACCGCTAAGCGCTCAATGTCGTGGAACGTCAGCTTGCCGCTGGTGTGGCAATGCTTTGCCTTAGTCCATTGGCGCCATGCGCCCTCAATCGCATCGTTGACGCCAGAGTCCAGCCGTCCACCGCGCAGCATCCGCACCTGCGCCTGGAACGGGATGCCCTGCCCAACGACATTGCCCTCAATCGCACGCAACGCCTGCCGCGCGTAGTCGTTATCGCGGCACAGCTGACGCGCACGATCGCGCAGCTTCTGCGCTGACCCATAAACCTCGCTGTCAGCGCTGGTGTTACCCGTCACCCAGTCAGCTGTCAGCCGGCTGAACTTTGCGCCCTCATACATCCGGCGCCGAATTGGCTTTGTCGGCTCGGGCGTGCCCCGCTGCAGCCAGCCAAGGATTGAGGATCGGATGCCCATCAGAAGCGCACGAACAGGTTATGGGGGTTGCCCAAGCCATTGGCAGCCAAGGCCGCGGCCTGCTCGCGCTTCACCTCAGCCTTCAGTTTGCCTTCCAGCGTCAACAGGTCGGCCAGCTCCATCTTCTTCAGACGCCGGCTGCCGATCGTGTACTCGGCCACCGCACCGCCCGCGACCATCGCGCGGATCGCACCCTGCACCGCGTCGAGATCCTTCTGCGCCTGGCTCCGGCCGTCGAACGCGCCAGGTGTGCCCGTGTAGCTCAGCGCAGGCAGCACATCGAGCTGCCCGGCGCCGAGCGTCACATGCACACCGCTCTTGCGCGCCTCGGCCTGCCAATACCACTGCCCGGCATCAAACGCCGCGCTGGTGGCCTGCGAGATCGTGAACTCCCACCCGGTCCCGTAGGCCGCACCCGTCACCGTCGCGCCTTCGCTCGCGGTGTTGGTTCGCAGGTAGTAGAAGAGCCCCCAGCCGTCGCTGCTGCTGATCGGGTTGCCCAGGTTGTCGCGGCCAGCAACATCCCGCCACTTCACCGTGTCGCCGGCTCTGATCTGGGCAGGGATGTTCACGGCCTCACCAGCTGTTGACGAACGCCGAAGCTCCGGCTCCACCCGATCTTAGGCGCGGCTTGCGGGGCTCAACATCCCCATTCTGCAGGCGCTTCTCCAGCTGGTCCCAGATGGTTCTTCGGTCGTACCGCTGGTACATCAGATTTAACGCCGCGAAGGCGTAGACCAAGCAGTCGAGCGCCTCGTTGCGCGCACTTGGTTTCTTCACCCACTCGCGCACCGGGAAGCCGCCGCGGCTGTAACGCAGCACCTGCTTCTCTGCCGTCAGCTGCTCGAAATACTCCGCCGTCGCATCCATGTGGAAGTGGAGGTAGCCGGCGCCCTTGTCGTTGTGGCGCAGTCGTCCGAAGAGCGTCGTCTTCACAGTGTCGCTGCCCACGGGGTAGACCAGCGCCGAGCGCTTCAGCGTCTTGCCCTTGAAGTTCACGTCCACCTTGCTGGCCTTGCCGATGGGTGGCTTGCCCCGCTGGCTCTGGCCCTTGATGGCCACCACGCCCTGCCGCGCCCGCTCGCGCGCGTAGGCGTAGACCTCGCTGGTGAAGTGACCGCCCGAGTCGATCGCCACCACGTCCGGCCGCAACTTGCCGCCGGTGCCGTGCTGCCACTCGCGCAGCACCACCTCGTCCAGCTGCTTCCACAGCTCAGGCCGGGCCGGGTCGCCGTAGATCTCCTGGTGGTAGATCAACCAGCCTTCCTCCTCTCGGCCCCACGCCCACACGCTCACCGCAAAGCGGTTGTCCTGCACGTCCACGCCCACCGTCAGCGCCAACGCTGCATCGGGCAGCACCTGCGGGTCGTAGTGCTCGCACCGTTCCATCAGGCCATCAGCGCTGATCTTGCTGGCGTAGTCGTCCTCCCACGTTTCGCCCAGCACGGTGTTTACCCAGGTCTTCAGTCGCGGTGCGTCGCCCTTGCTGCGCAGGAAGTCCTCCACCACTTCCTCCCAGCTTTTCCACCCCAGCGGGCTGTAGAGCGATGAGATGTGGAAGCCGGCCGTCTTGCCGTCACCTGGTGCCGTTGCGCGCCACTCGCCGGCCGTCAGCATCCGCGTCTTGTGGCTTTCTGAGAACCGTTCGCAGCAGGCCTCGCACTCGTAGCGGACCGTGCTCGGCTCGTTGTCTTCCCACTTCAGCTGCGGCCATTTCAGCCACTGCATCGCGCCGCAGCAGGGACACGGCACGAAAAAGCGCCGCTGGTCGCTCAGCAGGTATTCCGACTCGATCCGGCTGAAATCCTTCACCGTCGGGGTCGAGGTCATGAAGATCTTTCGCCGGCTGAACGTCGTGCTCCGCCGCTCGGCTAGCGTCACCGGGTCACCCTCGCCGTCCACATCGCTCGGAAAGGCGTCCACCTCATCCAGGAAGATGTAGCGGCACGGCGTCGATCTCAGGCCGGTCGCACTGTTCGCCCCGGTCAGGATCATCATCCCGCCGGGGAACTCCTTCGAAAACATCGTGTTGCCCGAGTCCCGCGAGCGGGCCGGCGCGATCTTTTCCGACAGCACCGGCGTTTCGGTGATCAGGCTTTCCAGCCGCTGCTTGCTCAGCCGCTTCGCCATGTCCACGGTCGGCTGCACCATCAGCATCGGACCAGGCGCGTGGTCGATCACATAACCCAGCCAGTTGGCGCCTCCCTCCGTCTTGCCCAGCTGCGCGCCAGCCATCAGCACCACCCGCTGCACCGGGCTGGTCGTGCTCAGGCAGTCCATCACCTCCTTCAGGTATGGCGTGCGATCGGTGCGCCACGGCCCAGGCTCCGCGCTGGCCTTGCCCGACAAAACCCGATGGCTGTCGGCCCACTGGCTCACCGTCAGGTCCGCCTCAAACCGCAGCGCGTCGCGGCATACCTGCAGCAGCTCGTCAATCGCTGATGGCACTGCCCAAGCCCTCCAAGGCTTGCCCGATCTCCTTCAGCAGCATCGCGTGGATCTTCGCCTGGTCAGTCTCGGCCGCCACGATAGGCGCCACCCGGTCGGGGATGGTGCGCAGGCTGTCGCGCACCGCCATGTGCAGCTTGGCCAGCCGCATCTTCAGCTCGGACTTGTCCACCAGCTTCCCCGATCGCTGGTCAAAGTCCAGCCGCGTCAGCCGCGCCGCGTAGGCCTCGCGGATCGCCCGCGACTGCGCAAACGACGGGATGGCCGCGGCCTGGTTCTGCTGTTGCTGCAGCGATTGGTCGATCGCTGGAGCGCCACCACGGCCCCCACGGTCGGGGCTCTTGGCCGCAGCCACCTGCCGGTCCAACTCCTGCGGATCCGCCACCATCCACTTGCGGCCGTCCTTGCGCACCGCATCGGTTGTGAACCGACCCTGCCCAGCCCATTTGCTCAGCTGCGTGTACTCAACGCCCCGATCCTTGGCGTACTGCAGCAGGTTCATGCGTCGCTCGGGAAGGGTTCGCCGGTCGCCTCCAGCGTGGCGCGCTTGCCCGTGAACTGCTGCCACCGCTTCACGATCACGTCCACATAGACCGGGTTCAGCTCCATCGCGTAGCAGACGCGACCAGCAGCTTCGGCGCCGATCAACGTGCTGCCGCTGCCACCAAACGGCTCAACGCAAAGGCCGCCGCTTGGCAGGCTCGACTTCATGACTCGCTCCATCATCGCCACCGGCTTTGGCGTGGCGTGGCCATGCCGCTCCTCACCTGTCACCCGTGAAAACTCCCACACGTCGCGCATCACGTCATGCGCGTTGTCGAAGTAGCTGCGGGTCTCGCGCTTGAGCTGGTCGTAGTCGCGCTTGAACGCTCGGCCCTTGGCTGCCGTTTGGATCTTGGCGTACTGCTCAGCAGTTGGGAAAGCCCACTGAGAGCGGGTGACCCAGTGCCCACCCATGAAGGTGTCGGTGGCTCTGTTCAGGTCTGCAACCTTCCAGCCGATCGACTTCATTTCGTTTTCTAGGTAGGTGCGCAACGGCTCCCAACCCTCCCAGTAATCGGCAGTGTTCATGTTGCCGATCAGTTGATTGCCCAGCTGAAAGAAAAGGCAGTGCTCACTGGCGACAGGGAACTGGTTCAGCTCGGCTGAGGCCATTCCAGGGATCGCCTTCTTGTCCCAGACGATCTGGTTTCGCAGCTCCATCTTCTCGCTGCTGCCCAGCCCAGCCTTGTACCAAAGCCGCCACAGCTCCGGCGCGTTCCCCCAGATGTAGCCGCTCGCGTTGTCCTCGAGAGAAGGGCGGAAGGTTGCCCACCACTCCATCTGGAAGTTGTCGAGGTCGTCGTTGTAGAGGTTGTCATTGGCCACGCCGTCCGACGCCTTGCCCATGCCGTAAGGCGGGTCAGCGTGCATCAACTGCGCTTTTTTCCCATCCATCAGCCGCTCAACGTCAGTGATGGCGGTCGAGTCCCCGCACATCACCCGATGCTTTCCCAGCAGCCACACGTCTCCCGGCTTGGTGACCGGATCCGCTGGCGGCTCTGGCACCGCATCGGCATCGGCATCCTCCGGCGGCAGCTCCTCGATCTCCGGCAGCAGGTCGGCCAGCTCCTCATCGCTGAAGCCGATCAGGCTCAGATCAAACTCCTGCTCGGTTAGATCCTGCAGCTCCGCCCGCAGCAGGTCGGTGTCCCACCCCGCGTTCAGCGCCAGCTGGTTGTCCGCAAGGATGTAAGCCTTGCGCTGGCGGTCGCTCAGGTGGTCGAGCACCACCACCGGCACCGTCTTCAGCCCCAGCTCCTGCGCAGCCATCAGCCGGCCATGCCCGGCGATGATCCCGTCGTGGCTGTCCACCAGGATCGGGTTGGTGAAGCCGAACTCCACGATCGACGCCGCGATCTGCGCGACCTGCTCCGCGCTATGCGTCCTTGCGTTGCGGTCGTAAGGCTTTAGCCGCTCTAACGGCCACAGCTCGATGCGCTTGGCCATGGCGATCGTGAGGCTGGCGTCTGCCGTCATGCGTTATTGCGAACCTTTCTCATTAGGGCGGTTTGAGTTTTCTCACGCTAGCGGAAAGCCGCGCGCGTGAATTACC